CCACGAAGGCAGGGGCACCCGCACCGCCACCAAAACAACAACAGAAACCTTTGCGGAGACATTCACATGTCAACTCAGATCACCACGGCGTTCGTCAGCCAGTACGCGGCGAACGTCACCATGCTGTCCCAGCAGAAGGGCTCGAAGCTCAGGGATGCAGTCCGCGTCGAGAACGTGAACGGCAAGCAGGCCTTCTTCGACCAGATCGGCGCGACGGCCGCGCGTCGCCGAACTTCAAGGCACGCGGACACGCCGCGCATGGACACGCCGCACGCCCGCCGGCGCTGCTCGATCGATGACTTCGACTGGGCCGACCTCATCGACCAGGAAGACAAGCTGCGCATGCTGATCGACCCGACCTCGACCTATGCCCGCAGCGCCGCCAATGCGATGGGGCGCGCTCTGGACGAGGTCATCGTCGACGCGATGCGCGGTGTCGCCTTCACAGGCGAGAACGGCTCCACCGCCGTGCCCTTTCCGGGCGCGCAGCGCCTGCCGTCGCTGGGCGCCGGCCTGACTATCGGAAAGCTCATCCAGGCCAAGAAGGCGCTGGATGCAGCCGACATGGACAGCGACGGCCGCTTCATTGCCGTGACGTCCGAACAGCTCGAGGACCTGCTGAACACGACGCAGGTCACCTCAGCGGACTTCAATACCGTCAAGGCGCTGGTGCAGGGCGAACTCGAGACATTCCTCGGCTTCTCCGTCATCCGGGTCGACGGCACGCGCATCGACGGCACGAAGATCCTGCCGATCATCTCCGGCGCCGAACGCGCCTGCCTCGCCTGGCAGCGTGACCAGGTTGTGCTGGGACTGGGCCAGGAGCCTTCAGCCCGCATCACCGAGCGCCCCGACAAGAACTACGCGACGCAGGTCTTCTACTCGATGTCCGCCGGTGCCACGCGCATGCAGGAAAACGGCGTCGTCGAAATCGCCTGCGTTGAATAACGCACACCGACAACTAAAGGAAAATCATCATGCCTACCTTTTACGGCGCCTTCACGGCGCCCCGCGGGAGCACGCCTCCCGGTCTCGTGGATGGCAGCGTGCAGGGCGGACGCGTCCGCGTTCACCGCGAGAGGATCACGCTGGCCGGACAGACACCGGCCGACCAGATCGTGCTCGCCTTCCCTTCGGCCGGCGAGACGTTCCTGTGCGGAACGATCACCTCGGACGTGTCTCTCGGAACCGCCCAGGTCTCCGTCGGAATCGCGGGGACACCCGGAAAGTACCGGGCCCCGGCGGCGCACACGCTCATCGACACGCCCGTCAATTTCGGTCGGGCTGCAGCGCAGGCCACGCGCCTGGCCAGCGATGAGACCGTGCAGCTCTCGATTGCCACGGCAGCCCTGCCGCTGGCCGGGACGCTGATCGTCGACCTCTACTTCGCCCAGAGCTAGCGCAACACGCCACCCCGCAGGCCGGAAATCCTGCGGGGTGGACCGTAACAGGAAAGGAAACCCATGCCCGCCTTTGGTGAATATTCGGAAGTTGCGATCTGCAACATGGCGCTTGCCGAGATCGGCCGCGGCGCCGAAATCGTCTCGCTCGACGAGAAGAGCGAAGCCGCGCGCGCCTGCCGCCGCCGCTATCCCTACGCCCGCGACGCCGTGCTGAGGAGTTATGACTGGAACTTCGCGACGCAGCGCGCGAGCCTGCCGGCTTCCGCGGACAAGCCCGCCTTCGGCTACGCTGCCGCATTCCCGCTGCCGGCAGACTGCCTGCTCGTGAGGGCCGTACATAATCCCGGCAATGTCTCGTGGGAGGTCGAGCAGCGCGCCATCCTGGCCAGCGCACCAGCGCCGCTGCTCGTATCCTACACCGCCCGCGTGACCAATCCCGCCACCTTCGACGTGCTGTTCACCGATGCCCTCGTGACGCGCCTTGCGGCCGACTTGGCAGTGCAACTCAGCGACAGCCAGTCCCGCGCCACGAGCCTCTACCAGCTCTTCCAGGCCAAGCTCGCAGACGCCCGCCGCCGCGATGCAGATGAAGGAGGCACGCAGCGCCACACGCGCGGCCGCTGGCTCGATGGACGCTTTGACCAAGGCTACGTGCCCGCCGGCGAAGAGGCATGACATGCGCCAGTCAACAAGCCAGTTTTCATTCTCTGCCGGAGAACTCTCGCCACGCCTCTTTGGACGGACCGACCTGCAGAAACATGCCAGCGGCGCCGAGCTGGTCGAGAACTTCATCATTCGCCCGGAAGGCGGACTGATGCGCCGCCACGGGACGCGCTTCGCCGGTGCCGTGCGTGATCCGCTGACCAGGGGGCGCCTGATCCCCTTCGTCTTCTCGACCGTGCAGGCCTACATGCTGGAATTCGGGGACGGCGTCATCCGGGTCTGGAAGGACGGGGCACCCGTGACCTCCATGTCCCGACCAGTTCTCGACATCACGCGCGGCAACCCCGCCCGCATGACCGCCTTCGCCCACGGCTTCGCGAATGGCGAGCGCATCCTCGTCACCGGCGTGCGCGGCATGGGATTGCTGAACAATCGCGAGTTCATCGTGGCCAACGCGGACGCTGACAGCTTCGAGCTCTCCGGAACGGACACGACGGCGCTTCCACCCTATGTGTCAGGCGGCACGGTCTCGCGGCTCTACGAGATCGCGTCGCCCTGGCAGGCCAGCGAACTCGACGCCCTGCGCCATGCACAGTCCGCCGACGTGCTTTACCTCGTCCACCCGGATCACGCGCCGCGGACACTGACACGCACCGGACACGCCACCTGGACGCTGGCGGTCATGCCGCTGGAGCGTGGGCCCTTTGCGCCCCTCAATGCGAATGATGCAGTGCGGGTGATGGCAAGCGCGGCCTCCGGCGTGCAGCCCGGCGCGCAAGTCACGCTGCGCGCCTCGGCGCCGCTCTTCACCGGCCAGCATGCCGGGAGCTATTTCCGCCTGCAGGAGCTCTATCTCTCTGACCAGAACGTGAGCCCGTGGTCACCGGGAGAAAACCTCTCGACAGCGGCAGGCACGCAGGTTTCCAGCAATGGCCATGTCTTCGCGCTGACGGATGCCGGGTCCGGCGCGCAGACCGGCACGGTCGCGCCCTCGCACACCGAAGGCGATGCCTGGGACAATCCCGCCGGTGCTGCAAACCGCAAGAAGTGGCGGTACCTGCATTCGCGCTGGGCCATCCTGCGCCTCGACAGCTGGATCGACAGCAAGACCATGCAGGCCACGGCCATGACCTATCTGCCGGCCGGACTGGCGCCTGCAGCGCGCACCATCACCGGCGTCACGGCCGCAGGCGGCACCTGCAGGATCCAGGCGCCGGGCCACGGCTTCGACGAGGGAGACTATGTCACCATATCCGGCGTGGGCGGTGCGGCGCAGGCCAATGGCGACTGGAAGATCATCAACGTCACGCCGACGGGGTTTGATCTCGCCAATGCGGCGTCACCATCGGCCTTCACCGGCGGCGGCACCGTCAGGCGCTTTGCGACATGGCTGTGGGCCGAAGGCGCGTTCTCGCCCGCGCGCGGCTATCCGGCCTGCGTGGCGCTGCACGAGCAGCGGCTCGTCTTCGCCAACACGCGCGCGCAGCCCTTTGGGCTGTGGGCGTCAGCCTCGGCCGACTACACGAATTTCCTGCCGGGCACCCGCGATGACGAGACGATTGCCTACAACATCGCGGCCAACCAGGCCGATCCGGTGCGCTGGCTGACATCGGCCTCCGATCTCCTCGTCGGGACGCTCGCACAGGAATTTGCTGCCTTTGGCGGCGGGCTTGGGGATCCCATCACGCCATCGAACACCCGCATCGTGCCCCAATCCGGGGAAGGCGCAAGCGCCGTGCAGCCCGTGAAGGTCGGACTTGAGACGCTGTTTGTGAACCGGGCAGGGCGCAAGCTCTTCTCGCTTGCAAGCCGCCCCGATGCCGGAGGCTACACCTCGATGGACCTGACGGAACTCGCCGAGCACCTGACGCGCGACAGCCCGTTGACCGCGCTGGCGTGGGCGAAGAACCCGCTGTCGGTGCTCTGGGCGCTGCGCGAGGATGGGCACGTGCTCTCGCTGACCTACCGTCCCGAGCAGCAACTCTATGCCTGGGCGCGCCACGACTTTGGCGGCACGGTTGAAAGCATCGCCGTCGTGCCTTCGTCCACGGGTGCGACCGACGATCTCTGGATGATCGTGCGGCGCGTGATCGCCGGAGAGCCGCGGCGCTTCATCGAAATCCTGGCACCGCCTTTCGAACCAGCAGACGCGCTCGACAAAGACAGCATGGGCTTCCTGGATGCGGCACTACGCTATCGCGGCGCGCCGGTCTCGGCTGTCTCGGGGCTGCACCATCTCGAAGGCGCGACCATCAGGGTCGTGGCCGATGGCGCGCTGCACCGGGACTGCCGTGTGCAGAACGGGTCGATCACGCTGGAGCGGCCGGCGATGAATGTCTGGGCCGGACTGGCCTATGAAAGCACGGTGCGCACGCTGCGGATCGACGTCCTCGGCGGCGCCTTCCTGCAGGGCCACGCCAAGCGTGTTCCGCGGATCAGCCTGAGGGTGCACAATGCGATGGGTGGTGAGGTGGCAACATCAGCCGAAGGGCCGTCAGAAGACATACTGCGCAGGGACGCTGCCGATCCGATGGATGCAGCGCCGCCCTTGCGGTCGGGTGACGTGACGGTGTTTCCGGCGTCGGATTTCAGTCCCGCAACGCGCATCTGGATCCGCCAGCGCGAGCCTTTGCCGCTCGACATCCTGTCCCTGTCGCCGCTCGTGGCGGTGGGAGACATGGCAGCCTGAGCATCACACCCGCTCGCCGGGCAGCTTCCACAGTTCACGCGCGCTCGAGGCCTCGAACACACCGAGATTGTGCCACGCCAGCCTGTTGCGGCCGGCGTCGATCACCACCAGCGGGTCATCGGCGCCGAGATGCGGGGCGAGCGCGTTCTTGATCGTGTTCGCTGGCTTGTCGGTCTGCAGCAGCCAAGTCTGCTGGTTGATCCGAAGCGTGCGCCCCAGGATCTTGATCTCGCTTTCCGCCTTCCGGAACGACCCGGACCGGGCGTCGATGATCACGACGAAGTTCGAGATCTGCCCGTCAGGAATACTGGTGGCCGGTTGGGAAGCGGCCGCCTGTGGTCTTTGCGAACCACTCGAAGAAGATCCTTCCCCCGCCAGGAACAGGCGGGAGAGGGCGGCATGGCTCTCGGCCGCCACGAAGCCACCTTCGCTTCCCATCCTCACGAGGGATTGGGGCAACAGGCGTTTCTGCAGCGCGAACGACTTCATCTGCTCGTGGCTATAGGGCCCGAACAGCTTGTCATTGGCGCTCACATACCAGGCGACTTCCATGTCCCTTGCTCGAATGCGCTCGTCAGGCACGCGCGATCAAACCGTCCCCGAAAATTCGGAGACCGGTTTGCCCGGATCGCGGCCTTGAGCACCGATCCCTAAAGTAACCTCAACTCTACCAAGGAGTATTTAATGACAGTCCTGTCTGCAGCCGCCCGCGTGGCTTACGCTGGCGATGGCGCAACGCTGCGCTTTCCGGTGCCCGGCCGCATCTGGTCGCTGGCCGACCTGAGGGTCCATGTCCGGGCGCCGGCCACGCTTGTTGACAATTTGCTAACATTTGGCGTCGACTTTGCCTGGGACGGAAGCCCGCTTCCCGGGCCCGGCGCGATCATCTTCGCCTCCGCGCCGCCCGCCGGAACAAGGGTTACGATCAGCCACGCCGCCGAACTCGTCCAGGAGCTCGATCTCCAGACCTCGGGCGCCTTCAGCGCGGAAGCCATCGAGGCGCAGTTCGACCGCGTCGTGACGCAAATGCAGTCGCTGGACGAAAGGATCGCGCGAGCACCGCTCTTGCCGCCCGGAACGGACAGGCTGAACCCCGCGCTGCCCGAGCCGCATCCGACGCGCGGTGGCCAGCTGCTTGGCATCACCGCCGACGGCAGCGGCTTTGAGTGCAAGGTGCCGGCTAACCTCGCGCTGCAAACGGTCTCGGCCTTTGCATCGACGCTGCTCGATGATCCCGACGCCGCAACGGCACGCGCCACGCTGGGCATCGGCACGTCGATCGACCTCGCCTTGCTGCCGGCTGATGCAACGGGCGGCGCCGCCGGGGACACGATCCCCTTCGTCGATGCGTCCGAAGCCAATGCCTCGAACCGGGTGACCGTTCCAGCCTTCATGGCGAACGCCGTGGCTTCACTGCCTGCCGCTGTCGTGTCACCCGACCACGAAGTGCTGGCGCGCAGCATCGCGCTTACCACCGCGCAGCGCATCCCCGTCAGCCAGATTGCAGCCGGTCGCCAGACGATCTGGATCCCGGCGG